CTGAGGCGTGGCAGCGCACCAAGAACACCGTCGCGGCCGCCGACGCGGGCACCCAGGCGCCGGCCAAGGGCCAGATGAACCGCCTCTTCGCGTTGCTCGGCGAGGGCGGGATCACCAGCGACGAACACCGTTACCGGCTGGCCTCACATCACCTCGACCGCGACATCACCAGCTTCAAAGACCTCACCGCCAGCGACGTCAGTCGACTCATCACGGACCTGGAAAAACTCAAAGCCGACGGTCGCCTAGTCAAGCCCGCGCCGGACGCGACACCCGCCGAGACGTCACCCACCGACACCGAAGGGGACAAGCCTTGATGCCCGAACAGCAGCAGGAACCGATCGGCGGCCTGGAAGCCTGCCGGGTGAAGTTCGTCGACGTCGCCCTCGACGCCATCGACGACCCACCCGAGATCGACGACCAGATGGACTTCGCGGTCACTGCGGTGTGCGTGGGTCGCGCCCGGGAACGCATGAAGGACGGGGAACTGCGGCACACCGCGAAGATGCGGGTGGTGTCGCTGGAAGCCACCAGCGGAGTAGTCAAACCCGCAGCCGGGCCCAACCTGTTCTCCGTCGACCCGGCGGACGGCGACGGGGACGGCGAGGACGGCGAGTGATGCCCTGGTGGGGATGGCTCATCGCCGCTGGCCTGGTCGTGGTCTGCGCAACGTGGGTGACCATCGTCGTCATCGCTGGTCGCAACGTCCGGGGTCTGCATGACGACTGGAATGCCGAGCACCAACAGTGGCGGAAAGATCACGGATTCGGCGGCCGCCGGTGACTGCGACCAAACAGGCCACGCTCGTCCTGCGCCCAGGAGCGACGCAGATCGTGGTAGACGGCACGGACATCGCCAGCTCGGTCATGGCGCTCGATCTGCACGCTGCCGCGAATTCTGTGCCGCGACTACAGCTGCACCTGTCCATAGGTGATGTCCTCGTCAACGCGGAAGTGAGCGTGACGATCGCCGATCGGGATGCCCGCGCGCTTATCGCGTTGGGCTGGACACCGCCAGGCGCGGGGGAATGACCTGATGAGTGAGTGCGGATGCGCTCAACACGCGAGCGGTCAAATGGGCGCGTCTACAAGCCACCGGCGGGCCCGCAGAGAAAGCCGTGCTGCTCATTTTGTCCGCTGCGGCGGACCCATCGGGATCGTGCAACCTTTCGACTCGCACCATCGCGCAGCGCTCCGATACCAATCAGGCGACAGCGCGCCGAGCTCTCGATCGGCTCCGGAATCGAGGCCTTGTCTCATGGTCTGCGGGTGTCGGTCGAGCACCCAGCACCTATCAGTTGCCGCTGTGACGCCCCGCCGTAGTGAGTCACCTAGCGACTCACTACACCCGCCGTAGTGAGTCGCTAGGTGACTCACTACGAACAAAGAAGATGATCTTTGACCAGCGGAAACGCGAGGGTTTCGATCGCCATGCCCAAACAATGCCTTTGTTCGTCCTGGAAGGACGAAGGTTTCCACCACCTCAGCTTCGCTTCGGTGATGGTTGGGCTGCCGCCCCACCTTCGCTTCGCTCAGGCGGGTTGCCCTCGATGATCAACTCAACGACCTAGATGGCTCGGTTCTGACTGGAGTAGTGAACGTAACCACTAGACCGCGCGCGCGAATTGAAAAGGAACCGCACAATGCGAAATCTGATCTGGCATCAGATGCGCGCCGACGCGTTGAGATTCCCCTGCGGTCACTGCCATAAACGCATCGACGAACTCTGTGTCAATCCGCGCACCGGGTATCAACTCGAACGCCAACCCGCTCACGTCAAACGACTACAAGCCGCCGGTTACGGATCGATGGTCTCGGCGTGACCGAAACCCAGCCGCCCTACGTCCTCGGCATCGACTCAGCGCTCGACCGCACGGGCGTGGGCCGCATCGAGCTCGTCGACGACGCGTGCCGAGCCAGCACTGAGGTGATCGCGACGTCAACCCCGCCCGATCACAGCATCCCGCAGCGCTGCCGGCGGATCGCCTACGTCGCGCAGCGGGTGACGTCGCGGTGGCGGCCGTCGGGCAGGCCACCCGAGCTGGTCCTGATCGAGGCGGCCGCGCTCGACGCGCACTGGGGTGACGCGCACACCCGCGCCGGCGTGTGGTTCGAGATCGTCATCCCGCTGTGGCAGGCGGGCGTGCCCATCGCCGAGGTCGCCCCGACCACGCTGAAAAAATGGACCACAGGCCGCGGTGGCAGCAAACAACGGCCCGTTGAGAAGGCGCACATGGTGCGAGCGATGCACCAGATGTGGCCAGGCGTGCCAGCCACATCCAGCGACCTGCGTCACCACGAATGTGAAAGCTTGGCGATGGCGCAGATGTGCGCGCAGCACCTCGGCTGGCCCGTGCCGATCCGCGCGCACCACGGCGAGCCCCTGGCCGTCGTCAAGTGGCCACAGCTGCAGGCGGGGAGCTGACCCAGTGACCCTGCGCAAGCTCGTCCGCATCCAGCTCGCGCACCTCGTCGAGCTGCACACGCGGCCGCCGGATGCGTTCTTCATCGATTGGCGCTGCCGACTTTGCCCCCACCACGCCGGCGCCACGGACCGCGAGACGGCGCTCAATCAAGCCGCCACCCACATGCAGGCCGCTCACTACGCGTCAGGTGGCCAGCACTACGCCAGGAGGAAGAAGTGATCCGCATGCTCGACCGGGACTGGCCGCCAACCGACCAGCCGACACCCAAGCCCAGACAGCCCATGCCCGAGGTACTGGCCAGTTTCCTGCTGTTCCTGCTCGCCCCCCTCGCGGCGTGGTTCGTCGCGGCGCTACCCGGGTCACACCCGTGGGCGACCACGCTGTGGCCCGCCGGGTGGGCCGTGGCCATCGTGGTCCTGTTCGTCGGCAACTACCTGCGCGAGCGGCGGGCGAGCCGATGACCGGCGGCGGCATCGAGCAGGCCACGTTCGAGGGCTGGGTGATCCTGGAGCTGATGGGTCATCGCCGTCTTGCCGGTTACCTGAGCGAGCAGCAGATCGGCGGTGCGAGCTTCCTGCGCATCGACGTGCCGAGCAGCGACCTCTGTGAAAGGTGCGCCGGCGCCGGTGGCCTGCAAGAGACCGACCTCGATCTACGCCCTACGCACACCGAGGACCCGTGCACCGACTGCAACGGGTACGGAACCAAGCTCAGCGCCACTCAGCTCTACGCGCCCTCAGCGGTCTATTGCATCACCCCGACCACCGAGGAGACCGCCCGCAAGGTGGCCGGGACTGGCCGAGTTGCCCCGGTGCAGCAGTGGGAGTTGCCGGCGCTCACGCAAGGCTCGGATGAGCAGGACATCTACTGTGAGCACGCGCCGTGAGCAAGGCCAGCCGGATCCACCTGCTCAGTGACCTCGCCACGGTCCCCGGCGTAACCGCCGACTGCACCCTCGGCGAGAACGACGCCACGGTCTGCACCGTCCTCCGGGGGGCCAAACGCGCCAGCGCCGACCGGGCGGCCGTCGAGGACCTGTGGGCGATTCTGGGTCTCGACGCGGACCGCGCTAAGGGGCTCGACAGAAGCGCCATTTGCGGTGAGGCCATCCAATGAGCCGCCAGGCGTACGCCCTCGCCCATCCCCTCAACCGCGCCGATATCGACCAAGGCCAGATCGCCGCACTGCGATCGGTCCACCCGCTACCCGGCGGTAACCTCCTGTGCTCGATCCTCGCCGTGGACCGTTGAATGCGACTCAACGACGGCGCGCCGGTCTGGCACGCGAGCATCAGCATCCGAACACCCGACCTGCGTTTCGTGCGCTCCGCTGGGGTCGCTGAGCGCCATGCCGTGGCGCTGCTCGACGGTGTCGGCAGCGACCGCGAATGGTGGTACTGGAACTCGGCCGCCGTACTGCCGGACCTGCCCGCTGAGCACGACGCCGGCGAATCCGGTCCGGAACGCCGACGTAAACCGGTGAGGCGGGTCCGGTGAGCTACGACATCGGCCTGTGCATTGACACCGGCGGACCCGAGCCCGCCTACCTGACCGATCGCAACCAGACAAGCAACGTGGCCCCCATGTGGCGTCACGCCGGCGCTGACCTAGCCGGGTTTCACGGCCGTATCGCCGCGGACGCGCTACCCGCGCTGCGCGCGGCGATCGCGACCATGGAAGACAATCCGGCCACTTACAAAGCGATGAACCCACCCAACGGGTGGGGCGATTACGACTCGTGCCTGGAGTTCCTGCGCGGGCTGGTGACCGACTTCACCTCGCATCCGAAGGCCACTGTGATGGTGAGCCGGTGAGCCACCCTGAGTGCGGCAACTGCGCCCGGGAGGTCCCCGATGGCGCTGGGATCTGCATGCACTGCACCACCGCACTAGCCCAGGCCCTGCGTCGCGTACCGGGCCTGCTCGATGACTTGGTGGTGACGTGGTCGAAGCAGGACCGGCTGCGCGCCGGCGGTGGTCATCGAGGCAAGCAGTCCGAGGCACCGCTACCGGTCCGGTTCGACATCACCCCGGTGATCGCTGCGCTCGGCAACGAACTGACCACGTGGGCTCGCGACCTCGTCGACCGCCACGGTTGGGACGTGCCGGACCCGCCGCGACGTCGCCCGCACAACACCGCAAAACCCGACATTCCCTCTGTGGGCGCCCAGAATCTACGTCGAGGCGAGGTCGGCAACGGTCGCGGCCTGGCGGTTTTCCCGGCGAGCTCACCCAGCACGGACTTGGCCTGCTACGCGGCTGTGTGGCTCGCTGACCACTCGGAGCAGCTGCGGATGAACCCCGCCGTGATGGAAGCCCACCGCGGGATCACCGGTGCTATCGCGGCCGCCGAGAACGCCATCGACCGACCCGAGGCACGCCTGTTCATCGGGGCCTGCGACACGTGCGACGCCGCCCTGTACGCCAAACCCGACGACCGCAACACTCGGTGCGATGTGTGCGGGACCTCGTACGCCGACGTCGCTGAGCGGTGGGATCGTGCGCTGTTCCGGTTGCGTGGCTACCCGGCCACTGCGGCCCTCATCGCCGGGTCCATCGGTGAGCTCTACGGCGTCATCGTCTCGAGAAAACTGATCAACAGCTGGCACCACCGACGGATGATCAGCAAGGTCGACGACGACCCCGACACCAGCGATCCCCGGTTCCGGATCGGCGAAGTCCTAGACCGGGCCGCCAAGTCCCAGCCGCGCAAGGGCAGGATGATCCGCACCACCACCACCGGCAAGCAGGGGAGGTCGACTGCATGGCTGACGATCGATTGATGATCACCTGCCGGGCCTGCGACGGTCAGCTCACCCTGGCATCGATCCACTCCTGCAGCATGACCGTGCTCGACACCGCGCGCCTAGATCGATGGTTGCGGGTGCACATCCACTCCGAGCTAGCCGAAGCGGGCCCACAAGAGGTGATCTGTGAGTTTCCCGTCGACAGATTCCATCTGAGCACCGAAGGCGACGCCACGCTGGCGCCCCAATTGCACGGCGAATGACAACTATGTAACCATGCGTGCAGTGGGCGAGATGTGCCCGCACTGGGCAAATCGCTGCCTTTGGGACATGGCTGCTACACGGCCCCGGCTCGCGTGGTGGTGAGCCGGGGCCGACCTCTCTAAGGTCGCTGGCCGAACTGCTCGCACCTAGAGCAGTGGGCACACATCATCTGGTAAGGCACTTGCCCCATCTCCGTTATGTCGATCCACACGTGTCCGGGACATGGTCGGTGGGTGTGGCAACGCACGTCTGTCAAGGTCACACCCGGCGTAACGGTCTGTAGCTCGCGGCGGCCATCTTGGCCGCAGGGCACCCGGGTGCCGAAGACAGTAGCGCTCACGGGGTCTGAGGTTAGCGATGGTGAGCACAGGACTCGGGGCCGTGTAGCGAGGTGTGATGACACCACCTAAGCGTCAGCCTCGTAGCAAGGGCCGTACTGGCGGCAGGTGGCGCAAGGTACGCGCACAGTGCAGGGCTAGGGCCGCACGTGGCGAGCCTTGCGCATGGTGTGGATGCCAAGTGGATGTGACTATCGCCTACCCACACCCACACAGCCTGGCCGCTGACCACAGTGTGGAGCTGGTACATGGTGGTGCACCATACGACGTAGTACCTATGCATAAGATATGCAATGAGAATAAAGAAATAAAAAGAAAAAGAGAATTAAGAATGCTAAATCATATTAATAATGCTAATGCCTCACGTGAGTGGTGAGCGATGAGGTAGCAACAATAAATGGCGCTACAGGCATTGAGTAGGGACCATCCAGGGGAATCGAACGAATGTTCGAGTTTTTGGCCTGGAATTACGGCGACCCCGCGCTCAGTCTCCCATTTCTCTCCCCATGAAACGTGGTCGAAAGTCCGGTTAAATGGGCAAATACAATCGATTTAGCGTCGCAGAAGCGGTCATTCGTGACCTGGAAGCGATGCCTGAGCAGATCCAGGCGAGCACGGAAGCTGCTGCCGCTGTTGCGCTGGCTCGCAAGCTCGACGCAGGCGGTGAGATCTCGGTGGCGCCGGTGGCGAAGGAGTTGCGCGAGGTGATGCGGTTCCTCCGGGATCTGACCGGCACACGGGAGCGGGAGGCCGACGATGTTGATGACCTCGCCGCCCGCCGTGCTGAAAGGCGCTCAGGAACCGCGGGTTAGCTGCTGGCCGTCCTACGTTAGCTCGGCAGGTAAGGAAGCTCTAGACCTCGCCCGCAGCGTCGGACTCTGGCTCGATCCGTGGCAAGCTTTCGTCCTCGATCACGCCCTTGGGGAGCGGGGGGACGGGAAATGGTCGGCCTTCGAGGTCGCGCTTGTGGTAAGCCGCCAGAATGGTAAGGGTGCCGTCCTTGAGGCACGGGAACTGGCAGGGCTGTTTCTGTTCGGCGAGCAATTGATTCTCCACAGTGCCCACGAGTTTAAAACAGCGCAGGAAGCATTCCGACGTGTTCTTGGATGGATCGAGGGAAAAGATCACCTCAGGAAGCGCGTCAGACGTGTTCGTACCTCGCATGGTGAAGAGGGTATTGAGCTTCTCAATGGCGCTCGGCTGAGATTCGTAGCCAGATCGACCGGCAGCGGCCGCGGCTTCTCGGGCGACTGCGTGATTCTCGATGAGGCGTACAACCTCGGTGGCGACGCCATGGCCGCTCTGCTGCCGACGTTGAGTGCCCGGCCTAACCCGCAGCTCTGGTACGCCAGTAGCGCCGGCATGGAGACCAGCGAGCAGCTACTGCGGGTCCATGAGCGCGGTGTGGCGGGCAGCAACGGCGCGGACTGCGGCCGGCTGTCGTATTTCGAGTGGTCAGCCGACCCTGACCTGCCGATCGGTGGCATGGAAGCTGTGCTGCAGGCCAACCCGGCAGTCGGTATCCGAATCTCGACCGAGTTTGTGGAGTCCGAGCGCGGCGCGTTGCCTGAGTGGGAGTACTGCCGGGAACGTCTCGGCTATTGGCCAGAGTTCGGCGTCGAGCAGGTCATCGACCCGAAGATCTGGGCCTCGCTGGCTGATGAGACCTCGGAAGCCGCCGGCCGTGTGGTGTTCGCCGCGGACTGCAACCCCGAGCGCACCCGCTCAGCCATCGCCGCGGTGGGCCGGCGGGCAGACGGCCATTACCACCTCGAAATTGTGGACGAGCGCGCCGGCACGAGCTGGGTGCCCGCCCGGGTGGCCGAGCTCGCAGCGAAGTGGGAACCGCCGTGCGGACCCCTGATCGACCCGGCCGGGCCCGCTGGCGCGTGGTTGGCCGACCTCGCTGAGCTGAACATCGAACCGGTACTGATCAACGGAAGGGAGATGGCCCAAGCGTGCGGAGCGTTCTACGAAACAGTGATGGAGCGTCAAGCGCTGCGCTGGCGGCCCAACGCCCACTCCCCGGCCCTGAACACCGCGCTGACGGGCGCGAAGAAGCGGCCGCTACTCGACACCTGGGCCTGGCACCGCAGGGACTCGGCGACGAACATCGCTCCGCTGGTGGCCGGTACAACGGCGCTGCATGGATTCGTGCTCTACGGAGGGGAAGCCGATGCGCTCGACAACATCTGGTGACGATCTGGCTGGCGCTAGCGACGTTAGCTGGCCTTTGTTTGCCATATTTGCCGACGACACTAGGGCTTACGCTCCTAGCAGTCGGATCTGGCCTGGCCTGGCTGCCGCTGGGCTTCATGGTCCCCGGCGCGCTGCTGCTGGCCGACCGGATCGCGACAACCACCTTGCTCGCTAGGCGTCGTCAGTGAGCTTCCTATTCGGCCAACTGCCTGCCCTTGAGCGGTCCTGGGGCGTGGTGCCGCCGATTCCGCCCAACAGCCAGTCCGCGGGCGTCGGGTACGCCAGGGTGGACCTCAGCCGGGCGGAATCGAGCCTGCAGAAAGTCGCCGTCTGGGCGTGCGTGTCGCTGGTGCGGACGATCGCCGAGATCCTGCCGATCCAATGCTTCATTGGAACCGATCAAGACAAGCGTGAGGTTGACCTGCCGCGGTACCTGCAGGACCTGTCCGGCGACGGCTTCGGGCTGCCGGACTGGTGCTCACAGGTGGTCTACAGCGGCATGCTGCGCGGCAACTCAGTCGGTGTGGTGGCCGCCCGGGCGGACAACGGTGGCCCCACGCAGGTGGTGCTGCAGCATCCCGATCAGGTCAGCGTGCGGCGCACAGAAAAGGGCGCGGCCGAGTGGCGGATCAACGGCAAGCTCGTACCGACCAGCAACATCTGGCATCACCGGATCAACCCCGTACCCGGCGAAATCGTAGGCCTATCTCCGATCAGCGTGCACGCTTTGACAGTCGGCCTGGGTATCGCTGCTACCCGCTTCGGTGCCCAGTGGTTCGAGGACGGCGCACACCCGTCCGGCCTGCTCGCTTACGACAAAGATCTCACCAAAGACAAGGCCGACACGGCTAAAAAGCGGTTCCTCAACGCGTTACGCGGTAACCGCGAGCCGTTGGTACTCGGGAGTGGCTGGAGTTTTCAAGCCATCCAGATCAGTCCGAACGAATCACAGTTCCTTGAGACCAACAACTACACGGGTGCGGAATGCTGCCGCATATTTGGCCCTGCGTTTGCCGAAGTCTTTGGTTACGAAACCGGGGGGACGCTGACGTATGCCAATATCGAGCAGCGATCATTAGACTTACTTACCTATGCCGCGGATCCTTGGCTTGTTCGACTAGAACGAGCGCTGAGCGCGCTGTGCTCTTCGCAAAGATACGTCAAGTTCAATCGCAAGGCACTCGTGAAGTCGGACCTGATCACCCGATACCAGGCACATCAGATTGCACTACAAAACCAGTTCGCGACACCGAATGAGGTTCGGGAGCTGGAAGATATGCCGCCGCTGCCGGGCGGTGACAAGGTGATCGCCCCGAAGCCGGCCGCACCAGCAGTGAAGGTGGACAGCAATCCATGAGCGAAGACCCGATGTACGACTTAAAGCAAGACCTGCAGGCGCTGCGCAGCTCGGCGCAGGACCATGAGCACGACCCGCGGACCTGCCCGGACTGCGAGCATCGAACACAGAACCCGCAGGTATCCCGCCAGCAGAACCGCTCGCCTCGTGACCGGCAGCTCAAGACGCCAAGGCGCGACCGGTGAGCGAGGATCTCAAGCACGGCTTCGCACGTGCCTACGTCGATCGTGACGCCACGGAGGCGGACGGGCCGATCCGGTTCGTCATGGCGACCGAGGGCCCGAAGGGCGACGGCATCGACCTTCGCATGGACGGTGCCGACCTCGCGCGGTACCGCGCCAACCCGATCGTCGGCTACGGGCATTGCTACTGGGGGCGTAATGATCTGCCAATCGGGCGTGCGAGCAACACTGCAGTGGACGGGAAGCGTCTTATCACTGATGTGGTATTCGATACCGCGGACGAGTTCGCGGCTACTGTGGACCGCAAGTACCGAGACGGATTCCTTAATGCAGTGAGCATCGGGTTCGACGTGCATGAGTGGGAAGACCCTAAGTCCAGTTACTACAATCCTGGTGTCGCTACCAAATGGGAACTGTTCGAGCTGTCCGCTGTGCCTCTGCCGATGGATGGCAAGGCAGTTGTCGAGTCCGGTCGCGGTCTTGATCCCGAGTTCATCGCTCAGTGGTCCGGCTTGGACCCTGAGTTCCTGGCGCAGTGGCTGCAGCGCGCGACCGGCCGCGAAGTGCCCGTCAAGAACGTCGAAGCAGCAATCGAGCGTCATCCGCTGTCGCTGTATCGGGCTCTTGCGCTAGCGCAGGGCTGATTTAGTCCATATATCTCGCTCCACTGTTCATTGTCAAATCAATAGGGAGTCGTAATGCTGGAGTACCTACGCGCTCGGCTGGCCGAGCTGCTGGCTGAAAGGGCCGAGCTTGCCGCCAAGCGTGACGCGGTACTCACCGGCCCGACTGCTGAGAAGCGTGATCTCACCGAGGACGAGTCCAATGCCTTCGAGGAGGCCCGGACCGCGATCACCGCCCACGACGAGAAAATCAACGAAACGCGTGCCCGGATCGCCAACCTTGAGGACGACGAGAAGCGCCAGCTCGCTGTCGACCAGCTCGCTGTCGAGCTCGGCCGCGGCCAGGGCGACCAGAACTCGCCAGCTCGCACGCAGGACCCGGCGATGTACGGGCGCGGCAACGGCCGGTCGTACTTCCGCGACCTCGTTCAGGCGCAGGTGTTCGGCAATCGCGACGCGATCGAGCGACTGGTGCGCAACGACCGCGAGGTGAGGGACCACCGCAGTCAGCAGCGTGCGCTAACCACGACTGATGGTGTCGCCGGCGAGTTCGTGCCGCCGTTGTGGATGGTCAACGAGTACATCAGACTCGCTCGGGCCGGCCGGGTCATCGCGGATCAGGTCCGGCAGCAGAACCTGCCGGGCGGTACTGACACCATCAACCTGCCCCGGCTTGCTACCGGCACGGCGGTTGCCGAGCAGGCCACTCAGAACACCGCAGTGCAGAACACCGACGCCAGCACCAACAGCGTGGCAGCCAACGTGGCCACGATCGCCGGCCAGCAGGTTGTCTCGCTGCAGCTGCTGGAGCAGACCCCGGCGGGTATCAACATCGATGACATCCTGCTGGCCGACCTGGCCGCGGACTACGCCACGAAGCTCGATGTTTTCGTGATCAACAATAATGCTGCCGGCAAAATCGGCTTGCTCAACGTCTCGGGTGCCAATTCGGTCGTTTATACCCAGGCCAACCCGACCACCGTCGCTGCGATCTACCCGCGGATCGCTGACGGTATCCAGCAGATCTCCACTAACCGGTTCCTGCCGCCGCAGAAGATCTTCATGCACCCGAAGCGGTGGGCATGGTTCCTGGCGGCGCTGGACTCCCAGTCCAGGCCGTTGGTTGTTCCTTCAGCGCAGATGCCGATGAACGCCGCCGGTATCGATGACGGCTCGGTGAGCGCTGAGGGCTTCGTCGGGACGCTGCAGGGCCTGCCGGTGTTCCAAGACCCGAATATCTCGCTGATCCTCGGCGGCGGCACCAATGAGGATCGGATCATCATCGCTCGCACCGACGACGTGATCCTGTTCGAGGGCACGCCGCGAGCCGAAAGCTTCCGCGAGCCGTTGGCCGCCAACCTGTCGGTCCTGCTGCGGTTCTACAACTACGCAGCCCTGCACGCCTCCCGCTACCCCAAGTCCATCTCGATCATTTCCGGTACCGGGATGATCAACACCGGTGCTGGCTTCCTGGCCTGATAAGGAGATCTGACATGGCAGACAATGTGAAGTCGGTAGTCGAGGTAGGCCGGGCGCAGCGCTCGGACGGGTCTTGGCCCAAGCCGGGTGAGGAGGGGTTCGTGCACCCGGACGGCACCCCGCAGTCGCAATCACAGCTAGACGACAACTTGCGGGCCGCTGCCGATCGGGCTGCCGCTGGCAGTGGGGTGCATGGCGCACCAGCACAGGGCGGTGTGCAGCCCGGCATGACGGCACGTCCCGATGAGTCCGATCACGCGCAGGCGCGCCGGGAGCACACCGAATGGGTGCGCGAGGGCCTAGTCGAGCTAGATGCGGATGAGGCCAAGTATGAGGCTTCCAACAAGCCTGCAGCTGAAAGCTCTGCCAGCTGATGGCCGTCAATCTGGTTAACGTCGCTACGATCAATCGTAAGAACATATATCAGGGTCAGCCGGGGACGTCGGTCGCCACGGCATACACCGTGCCAGCGTCTACAGACGTTAAAGTGACCTCACTGGTGTTGTGCAACACCACTACGACAGCAGCCACTGTGACAGTGTCCGTTGTCCCGTCCGGGGGCACCGCTGGTGTGACCAACCAAATCGTGTCGGCGTTGTCAGTCAGCGCGAACTCAACAATTGTGATCGAAACGTCCATTTATATGACGACCGGTGATTTCATCGCCGCGTTGCAGGGCACGTCGGGCGCCGTAACGGTCACAATTAGCGGTGAGACGTATGCCTAGTGGCTTGACTCGTTACCTGTCCGGGCAAAACACCGGGACCGCGACCGCGTCCGGAATTAACGGGTTGACGCAAGGCCGGTTCGTTGGCGTCACAGTATCTGGTGCGCCGTTGTCCGGGACATTCTCTTTGGCCGATTATGTAATCGACCAAAGTGGACAGATGTATGTCTGCACCACTGCGGGGGCGCCAGGAACGTGGGTAACACCCACGGACACTAAAAATCTTCTGGTGATCGGCGAAGAATCAATGGATCGGAGGTTCGTCACCTCGCAGGCGACAACGTCCGCGAGTGGAAACCTCAGCTTAACGTACTTCACTGCACGCAAGACGGAAACCACCACACAAGTACGCGTGATGACCGGATCAACCGCAGCGGCGGCTACGCCCACAATATGTCGGATCGGGCTATATGCGATAGCAGCTAACGGTGATGGCACTCTGGTCGCGTCGACACCAAACGACACATCGCTGTTCGCTGCGACGAGCACCGCCTACACGAGGTCATGGTCTGTCAGTTTCGCTAAGGTGGCGGGCGCCCGGTACGCCATAGGCATTATCGTAGTAAGTGGTGTTGCTACCCCGACCTTCATCGGCGCAGTTAACATATCGACAAACATCGGTGTAGAGAATGGTGTAGCACCGCGCGTGCATGGCCGCATGGTTTCGCAGTCGGATCTGCCTTCGACGTTTACTGAGGCGGCCCTACTAGCGGGCGCCGTACTTCACTACGCTGCCATTTTGCCGTAGGCCAACCATGAACACGTCAATAGGAACGTCCAGCACTAGCCGAATATCGTTGGACTCCGACGACACCGTTGGTCTATGGATTATTGCAGGCGTTGCAGCGACTGCGCCCATTGCCGAGTACCGGCCGGAAGATTATGGTGCAAGTGGTGACGGAGTCGGAGACGACACTGATGCGTTCGCAGCGATAGCAACGGCGATCAACCTAGCGGGTCAGCCAGCACTGGTTCAGCTCGTGCCTGGTGCCGTGTATCGGGTAGGACGGCAGACGTTCCCGGGCATAGCGAACGGCACCGGGTCTTACTTGCCTGTAGCTATCTTCAAAATAGTTAACTCGCCTGCTTTGACCATCATGGGTGACGGCGCTACCCTCAAGGTCAACGATGGCTTGAAGGTCGGCACATTCGACCCTGTAACAGGCGCGGTGTACGGCACGGTCGATGTCGCCATACCGTCGTCCGGCAATGGTAAGTATGTGGCCGCGCTGGGTAACGTTATCGAAGGCTATGGCATAGATCGAGTTGCGATCAGAGACCTCAACATCGACGGCAATGACTCAGCACTTGTTAAGGGCGGCGGGATCGGTGTCGCAGGTACCACAGATTACTCAGTAGCAGGTACAGGTATTTTTTTACAGAAGGTAAAGAATGCGCTCATCGACAACGTTCACGGGCATCATTTGGTATTGGACGGCCTGTCCTTTTCTGATAAGTCAACGACAATAAATGCAGACGGCGATTCCATAGTGGTTCGAAGTAGCACGTTCGAGTACGTGGGCCGTAATGCGTTCTGGCCGGGGAGCTGTAGCAACCTGCACGTGACCGGCAGCAAGTTCAATCACGCCGGGAGAGGCGCGTTCAGGACCGCGCCTAGTGTTGGCATCGATTTCGAAGCATACGCTCCGAACGTGTCACGTCGAGCGCTGATCGAGTCGAGCGAGCTCGTGGACAACGCATCCCGCGGGTACTCTACGGCTGCGGGTTGGGGACAAATAGTGTTCAAGGTGTGCACGTTCCGTGCAAGCGGCACCCGTGGCGAGTTCGCTACTCCTACTGGTCCGTGGGTCAGCCATGAGGATTGCACGATTTATGGTGTCATCAATACGCTGGGGTCGGATGCAAATGATCCGGACAGTACACTCAAGCCGCTCAATGGCACCGCATTTCGACGGTGCCTGATCGAGGACGCTGACTTCGTTCAGCCGGTCGTGTTCCCAGACGCCTTCGGTGTTCCCACCATGCAGGCCGAATCGAAACAAACCTACGGCGCCGTGACGGGCACAGTGGCGATTACAACGGCAGCGAGTTTGACATCGAACAGGTGGAAGTGCCAGGTTCTCTACAACGGGGCTGTTGTCGAGACATACGACTCGCTGAACACCGTCGCCGGGGCGCTGGCGGTTCTCAATGCATCCAACTATGCGGTGTTCACGGACCTGGGCTCATCGTCGCCTAGCCCGGCGTCGCAGCCTGCACCGGCCACTGCTATCACCTTACCGGTGAGAATCTTGGACCGGAGCAACGGCGGCCTGGTAGCCAAAGCGTTCGACAATGCCGTATTCGAGGATTGCACGTTCATTCCGCACGCTGTGACTGCCTTCAATATGTCTACGAACAGTTCTCTTGTGTCACCAATGGTGATCCGGCGCTGCACAGTAGTTCCGTACAATCCGGCAGTGGCCGACAAAGCGAACCAATCACTCATTAAACAATCCATACTTGACGGCTTGCGTTTTGTGGAGCCCCCCGGTCTGACGCCACCCGCTAATGGCTGGTACATAGGCAAGGACGCCACGGTGATGTACACTCCCAACGGGGTGACCGTCGGTCCATCAATTCATTGGGGTGCGTGGAACGGGCCGACCGGCACAATAGCTCGTAAGGACCCGCTAGCATGGCTGCTGTAGTCATAGCGGCTGTCTCACCAGCTCGAATCACGCTTGATCCTGGTGATGAGTACGTTGCCGTCTGGATTGCACCGTCCGCACCGCCCGCGACGCCGATCAAACCGCCGATCACCGTTTCGCAATACGCTGCACTATTCTAAGGAGAATTATCGAAATGGCTCGGTACTCGACGAAAATCAAGTCGGTGGCGGCGCTGGCCGTGGACACTGCGTTCGCTGCGGTGGTGCCCGCCGCCTCCGTCGCGTGCAAGATCCGGCGCGTGACCATCGGCGTGGTCGCTGGCGCGAGTGTGCCCACCAGCCAGCAGGTCACCGTGGGCATCAACCGCGGTACCGCGCGGGGCACCGCGACGACCACCGTGACGCCGGGCAAACTGGACCCGAGAAGCCCTGCTGCGAGCATCACGGGCATCGATACCGTGTGGTCGGTCGCCCCGACGCTCGCCGCGGCAGATCAGTTCGATGTGTCTTTCAACTCCCAGTCCGGCGCGGACCTGCCCTGGGAGCAGCTCGAGGAGTTCTGGACGGATATCGGCACGGCCAACCCGATCGTGTTCGTCAATCGGGACAATGCGCTACCTGCGTCGCATTCCTACACCCTGAGCATTGAGACCGAAGAGTAAGTCGCCCCGGGGGTTGTCTAGCGTAAGGGGCTCGTAGGTGAACCGTCGCTTACGTCCCCGGCCGCGGCGGGGCAAGTTCTTCGAAGTTCCGCTTCCTCAGGCCGCTGCTGCGCCGGCGCCGGCGCTCGTCCCTGGAGTCATCCGGCGAGCGGGCTCGCGGCACATTCACCCGCTGAGTCGTCGAGGCAGCTTCTATCAGGTACCCCGAGCGCAGCGGGCGTCGCATCCAGGCAACGTAAGACGCCGCACTCAAACGCTCACTTCACGCCGTGCTGGCGTATTCCTGTCGGTGCCCAGAGCTCAGCGCATGCCGCACCCGGGGCTTGTGCAGCGTGGGGCTCGCCGGCCGGTAACACCGATCCGACGCGGCCAGTTCCTCACGGTCCCGCTGGTCGGTGGGCCAGCGGTAGTCAGTTCCCGCGGCTCCATGTTCGGTGCCGACCGCACCACCGCAACCATGAGGGGAGCGTGAGGCATGGCCTATGACCTGGCAGATATCGTCCCGCTCACCGTCAGGACCTATGACTCCTCAGGCGCTTTGGCCAATGCCGGCAGCGTCACACTCACTGTTACCCATGTCGGTACCAGCACGAGCTACATACCGACTGTCAGCAACCCGACGACCGGCACCTACCAGGCTGATTTCACCCCGGTGTTGTCGGGCTACTACAAAGTCCGATGGGTGGCTACCGGTGCGAATACCTCGGGCTACTCAGACGTCTTCCATGTCTACGATGCGACGCCGAGCTATCTGATCAGCTTGCCTGAGACTCGCTCGCTGCTGCGGTTGACCACGACCACCAATGACGAAGATCTGCGTCCGTTCATGGAAGCCGTGACCGAAGTCATCGAGCGCCATCTCGATGAGACGATCGCACCGCGCACATTTATTGAGGATGACCTAGATATCCGGCCGTCGAGGTGGGGAAATTCGATTTCGCTACGGCATACTCCGGTCGTCTCGCTAACCAGCATTGTCAGCGTCACTAACCTCTTCACCTGGCAAGTGGCCGATTTCCACCTCGACAAGACGACTGGGTTGATCACATCGCTGCCGAGCACATGGGGCTTATTCGGCGACGTCACGATCACCTACCTGGCCGGCCAATCGGTTATCCCAGCGCACATCCAGCAAGCCGCCCGCATCATCGTCCAGCACCTGTGGACGACTCGGCGCGGCCTGGCTGGCGTGGTGCCGCGGGTCGGGCAGATCGGTGAGGAGTCCGTAGCCACCTCGCGCCTCGGCCTCGGCTACGCCATGCCCAACGCAGCTTTAGAACTGCTAGGCCCACGCATGTCAGGGTTCGCGTGAGCACCGGCACCACGTTGGTAGCTGTCAAGCAGGCACTGAGGACCGCGCTGCGAGCTCGAATCGGCTTGACCGGTGTCATCGTGAGCTACACCCAACCGGCAGCGTTTGAGAGCGACGACAACATCTGGTTCGGCACCGCAATAGCCAGCACTGAACTGTCTAACATGCGCGGCGGGGCGCCGCTGACGGTGATGGAAACCGTCGAGCTGGAGCTGCACATCCAATCGGGCACGTTCGTTGATGACGGCCAGGAGACCGCCGACCTGCGTGCGACTGCGCTGTTGGCGGAAGTGCAGCAGGAACTGGCTAGCACTCCGCAGACCACCGCCGACGTGATGATCACGGAATTGATCGGTTGGGAGCACAGCACCGGACCGGCCGGCGGTGACGGGTCGGGATATGCGTCACATTTCACCTGCAGGGTGCGGATTCGCGCCCGACTCAGTTAGAGGGGAATGTTAATGGCAGACTTGGTTAAGTGCGTCGTGATTGGGATGTGCCCCATTGTCGGTGCTGACGGTGTCGATGTGAATACCGGCGGTACGGTGATGCTTGATCCCGAGCAGACCAACGTCCAAGCACTTATTTATGGTGGCCATGTTGAGCCGGCTACCAAGGCGGCAGAGAAGCAGATCGTTGAGGGCAGCTAAAGCATGCCCGCGGCGGTACTTACCGATGCGACTATCTGGGCACATGATTTCAATCTCAGTACGTCCAGCAATAAGGTCACGCTACACGCTTCGGTGAAAGATCAGGACGCCACCACTTTCGGTGGTAATGGTTACACGGCACGGCTCGCTGGGTTGCGGGATACCGAATGTAAGTTAGAAGGCTTCTGGGATGGGCTGAGCGATGCGTCCACGTACACCAATTTCGGTATTTTCGACCAGGTAGTCACTGTCGCGCCCACCAGCGCCGAGGGCGCCAGGGGCTACATGTACCAGGCTGGCCGAACTGACTACGAGTTCTTCGACGCGGTGGGCAACGTCATCCCGTTCAAGTTCACCGCGCTGGGGTCCAACACAGTCGGGCTCATACGAGGGCTGGTAGTTGACGCCCCCGGATCTATCTCTGCGACTGGTGTGACGGGCACCCCGCAGCAAGTAGGTGCTGGCGGTGCGGGCAAGTTCCTTTATGCCGCGTACCACGTGTTCACCGCGGGCACCACGATGACGATCCAAGTGCAGTCGTCCGCCACCCTGGGCGGCACCTACGTCACGCGAGGCACGTTCCCCGCATTCACTGCGGTAGGCGGTTACTGGCTCACCCGGGTCGATGCTTCGGCAATAACAGATTCTTGGTGGCGGCTTAACGTCAGTGCGATCACTGGCACATTCAATGGCGCCGGATCAATAGCAGTCCAATAACGGAGGAATTAGAATGGCCGCTACCGTCCTCACCGACGCAAAGGTGATTATCAACTCGGTGAACCTGTCGACGTTCGTGCGTAAAGTCACGCTCAACATCACAGTGAAAGACCAAGACGTCACCGCGATGGGCGGCAACGGCTACACGGCACGGATCGCGGGCCTGAAAGACTGGTCAGTGAAGATCGATTTCAACCAGGATTTCACCGCGGCCGCGGTGGATGCGACGCTGTGGCCACTGTTCGCGACGAACACAACCATCAGCGTCAACCCGACCAGTGCCGCCAACAGTGCCACCAACCCCCAGTACACCGGCTCCGTGCTGGTATCCGACTACACCGCACTCGACGGCTCGGTTGGTGACGTGTCGACCATCACCATTCCCTTCATGGCCGCCGGCGCACTGACCCGAAACATCGTCTAATGGCCTTCGTTGGGGGCACACAATCGTTCACCGCGGCTATGCAGAAATTGAAACACGCCGTGAACAGTGACTTCCCCCAAGAGTTCCGCAAAGAGTTATCGCGAGAATTAAGACTGCTTGAGGGTAGTCTCAGTAGCTCTGCGATCAACACGCTACCGAAGCGCGGTGGCTTAGCCGCCATGATCGCTAGCAGCGATTCCAACGTGCGTGAGACCCCCAACGGGGCGCAACTGTCTGCTAGCTCCAAGCACGACATCACCGCGATGGACCGGGGGCGGCTTAGGCACCCACTTTTCGGCAACCGCGCGCACTGGTACACGCAAGCTGTCCGACCCGGCTGGTGGTCGATCCCCATTGAGCGCAGCAAACCAGCACTGCAGACTGCTGCGAACCGCGCTCTCGAGAACACTAAAACGAAAGCAGGCGGCTGAGTGGACATCACTAAAAAGGCCCGAGTGACGTACCTAGATGGCCGGGAGTCGGTTGCCACGAAGGCTACGCCTCGCGGCCAGGTCGCCGCTGAAAGACATTTCAGTTCTTCTATAGCAACAATGAACAACGCTGAACACGTGTATTACATCATCTGGGCATCGTTGAAGTTCGCCGGCAAAGAGCCGAATGACTTCGAAGTCTTCCTGGACAGTGTTGAGGAGATCGAGTTCGATAAGAGTGCTGATGCGCCGGAGGACCTGGACCCTACCGTAGAGGCTCAATCACCCGGCTCATTGTCGAGTTGAGCGTAGCCACACATATCGCGTTCGATGACCTGACTGACCTCGATTACCGGGTGCTGCTGACGTACTTCGATGTGCTCGACAAACTCAATAGTCGATAGGGGGACGTGTGACTAGATTAGTCTTCGACGTCCTCTTTCAGGCGCAGGCGACCAGTCTAGAAGCTACGATTGCGAAAGAAGAGGCGAACCTACAACGGCTGAATGCGCTTAAAGTTAGCCCTAAAATCGATGCCGATATCTTGGCCGAGGAAGCCAAGGTCGCACAGGTCGATGCGAAGCTCGATGAACTGCGTTCTAAGACAGCTACAGCGAAAATTGATGCAGACATACTCGCATTAGAAGCTAAAAAGGCTCAGGCCGAGGCCAAGCTCGATGAACTGAGGACTAAAAAGGTAACCTCGACTTGGGATTTAGAGATCGCAGCGGGTGAGGCTAAAGTAGCGGCGCTGAAGGCCGAGCTGGACTCAATACGTGACCAGCATGTCAACGTCAATGTAGACGTCGATCAAGGCGTCGCGAATGTCCGGCGCTTGGCCGCCGAGGGCGACAGCCTCGCATCGAAGTTCGCCGGCCTCAATCTCGGTTCCGGTCTCACCTCAGCTATCTCCGCGGCAGTCATCCCGGCCATCCAGTCGATCGGGCAGCTTAGCGGCGCGCTGGGTTTGCTGCCCGCCATGGCTGCCGGCGCCGCTACCGCACTGGGCACTGTGGTGCTGGGCTCGCAAGGCATCACCGACGCCTTCACGGCTAGCGAGAAGGCCACGAAGGCCCAAGAGGCTGCCGTCAAGGCCGACTCGGTCGCCCAGCAGGCCAACGCCACCGCGACGCAAACCGCTACGGCAGCTGGCACAGCGAACATCGCGGCCCTGCAGCAACGCGTGACCGCTGGCGCCGCGCATGTGGCCCAGCTGCAAGCTGAGGCCGCGGCCGGCAAGAACGTGACCGCAGAGCTGACAGCCGCCAAGGCGACCCAGGCCCAGTACACCGCGGATCTGAAGACGGCCCAGGCCGCTGCCTCGGGCAACACGTCGGCCGTCACCGCGAACGCCGCCGCTCAGAAGAACGCCAGCTCGGCCACCAGCGCCGCCGCAGCAGCGCATAAGGCCGCAGCGCAGGCAGCTGACGAGCAAGCGGCAGCGATGAAGAAACTAGCGCCGGCCGCGCAGGGGGTGGTGTCGGCCGCGTTGCAAATTAAGCCGGCCTTCGAGGCGATGCGCATCGATGTTCAGCAGCATCTGTTCGAGGGCATGAAGCAGGTGATGCTCGATACCGCTAATACGGCGCTACCAGTTCTGCGTACCGGGCTTGACCAGATGGCTACCTCACTCAATACCGGCATGAAAGATGTAGCCAGCTTCATTCAGCAGCAGTCATCGGTTTCAGCGTGGAAAGAAATATTTGCGAACCTGGCCACATCAGCCAACAACTTCATGGGTGCCATTAAGCCTATCCTGCAAATCATTACCGACATCACTCAAGTCGGATCAGAGTTCTTGCCGCAGATGGGTACCAGCTTCGCTCAAGCAGCCCAAGCCGCCGCCGACTTCATCTCTCACGCGAAAGAAACCGGGCAGCTTCATGAGTGGATCCAGACGGGCATCGACGCTGTCAAGACACTATGGGGCATTTTTAGTGATCTAGTGCAGATCATCGTCAAGGTTACTGCCGCGCCGGGTCCCGGTCTGCTGGACATGATCAAGGGCATTCTCGATGTAGTGCTGCAGCTCATTACGAAGTTCCCCGCATTGATAACAGCTGTGGAGTTGTTCATCGCGGCCTGGGCTGTCGCTAAAGTCGTGCAGGGCATCACCGGCATGATCACAACGATCAGTACACTTGCTACGACTATTGGCCTTGCCACCACCAAAGTAACCGCATTCGGTACTGCGAGCACGGTAGCCGGTGCCGAATCCGAGGCGGCGGCAGCCAAAGCCGGCTTGGCTTGGAAGGCCGCAGGGCTGGCTATCCTCGCTGTCGGGGCTGACGCACTCCTGCCGCAGAACACCCCCGCGCAGAGCCAGCAAGGCAAAGATCACCCGCTCACCTCAGGCTTCGGTGCCGCTAACCGCGATGAACTAGCCGGTATCGCTGCTGCAATCAAAGACCCGATGCAAGCACTGCAGGATCTCAAGCAAGAACTGAACGCGTTCCCAGCCCAGTTCGCTAACTCACCGTTCATGAACTTCTGGAAGGTCACGCTACCGGGTGTCCTTAATGCTACCGGTCCGCAAATAACCGCTGCCGGGTCACAGATACAGCAAGCCATCACCGCCGCATTCACTCCGCTGCCCCCTATCGTGACTGGCGCGATGGGTGGGCTTAATGTTGTGGTCAATGAAGGCATCCATAATATTACGGCGGCAATTGGAACACTGCCCGCGGAGACACAAGCGCAGCTCGGCCAGCTGGCCCCAGCTATGCGGGCACCGACCGAGGCCGCCATGGGCGGTTTGCTCCCCATCATCACGTCAGGCATGCAAAATATAACCAATCAGGTGCAGGGCTTGTCACCACAGGTTCAGGCCGCACTTGCACCACTTAGCCCAGGCATGCAGCAGTCAGTGCAGTCGGCAATGGGCGGTTTGCTGCCCGTCGTGGACACCGGCATTCAGAACATCACCGCGGCCGTCGGTCAACTGCCGACGCAAACTCAAACCAGTTTGACGCCACTGCAGGCTTCGCTGGAGACTCCTGCAACGACAGGGTTTGCTGGAATGCTGACCGTGGTCAATCAGGGCATCTCCAACATCACCGCACAGACCGGTCAGTTACCGAGTCAGGTGCAAAGTTCCGTGGGGGACTTAAGCGGCACACTCCAGCCTGCCGGCCAGTCATCAATGTCAGGTTTCTACCAGTCGATGATTGACTTCTACAACAACACCATCGCGCCGTGGTTAGCCAGCATCGCTGCTTCGATCGCTAGCCTGAAAGGACCGGCCGATAAGGACTACTACATCCTGCAGGATGCCGGTACAGCGATCATGGCCGGATTGCACGATTCTATGCAGGATCGCTGGCAGGAAATCGAGCAGTGGCTGGGTGGTCTCGGCGGCCAGATTGGTGACGCAGTCGGGTCAGGCGTCGACACCAGCGGAGTGGGGGCTGTGACCGGCGCACCGTCCGGTCTGACTGCGAGTGCGGTCAGTAAGTTCACCGGACCCATGGCCCCGTACATCATTCACCCGAACTACGACTCAGCCGCGCTCTACAACTCGCTGTATCCACCTGCACCAACCCCATCGCCAGGTCCGGGAGGTGGCGGCAGCGGGCACGGTCACCATGGTTCAGGGGGCTGGAATCCGAAGCAGCTGCAGGACGCTTTCAGAGATGCGTTGCACGAGGTGTTCCGCGGCGGAATCAAGACCGATGTCGACTACAACTCGCTAACGTGGCGCCTGAATCAGGTAGCCCGATCCAACGCGCGGCGCTGACATGAGTACGTCCTGGTATTTAGGTCCGTCTAGCGCGCTGGTCGCGATCCCGTTCCCGCAGATCG